GCATTGCGCGCACTCGGATTGCAGAGCAGGTGCTCCTATGACTGGTAAAGCGAGAATGGCGAGATATCGCCGGTTCATCCCCGTCATCTTCTCTGTAATCATCATCGGGTTCGTTGGCAAGCTATGGTATGACAACGCCAACCTCACAGAGCGCAACAACCGTCTGCGTGAGCAATTCATTCTGGCGAATGAGCGGAATATGAAGTTTGCTGAGGGCTTAGGGCCGATTACGAAGCGACTCGATAGCCTGGCAACAACGCTCGATGAAGAAAGCCGCAGGCGCTCTACCGCCGAGACCCGAGCTAACTCATTGCAGAAAGAAAACGAGTTCCTCCGCTCCAGCAAGCAGTGCTCAATAGCAATCGATCCTAGTGCTGTTGATAAAGCTAACAAGGAAGGCGGAACAGTGATAATTCAGGCTGCGCCGGCAGGTGAGTGATGATCAACTTCCCATTTAGCTGGCGAACCATGCTGTTCGGCGTCTTAATTGTGATTCTGATTTTGGTCTGCAGGCTAGCCATTTACTACCACGGTAAATACGTTAGTGCTGACAGCCTTGCAACCGAGCGCCAACAGACGATTGATGACATGCAAGTGCGTCAGCGTGATGTTGCCGCGCTTGATGCCAAATACACGAAGGAGTTAGCTAGTGCAAAGGCTGAAAATGATGCTTTGCAGCGCAAGCTTGATCGCGGTGGTCGGGTGCTCGTCTCAGGCAACTGTACGAAGCAGGCCGCCGGCACCGCCAGCCTGGACAATGGATCCACCGTCGAACTCTCTCCAGTTGCTGGACGAAACGTTCTCGGTATCCGAGCCGGAATTAAAAGCGATCAGTCAAAAATAGCCGCATTGCAGCAGTACATCAGAGATCAATGCCTGAGGTGACAAACCCCAAGAAGATCCACCCCAGCTAACAAGGCAACATCAGCCTCGCCATTGTGCGGGGCTTTTTTATGCAACAAACCTCCGCGCGTCGCAGCGCATATCACTCCCGAGTCTTTCAGAAAGCTGAGCCTGAGAAATGCCGTATAGGTGCGGACCTCTCGGGGCGGCTTTTCTGTGCGAACAGGCTCATCTTTCTAAAAGGTATCCGTAATGCAATTAGTAGAAATCAAGAAGCTCGACCTGGTCACCAATACCGTAGCAATAGCGGACGGGGTGGGGCGAGATCATGACACTATCATCAAGCTGGTTGACCGTAATAAAGCAGACCTTGAAGAGTTTGGAACTGTCGGATTTGAAATCCGTAAGTCTGGCGGCAAGCCATTGCGCATTGCCTTACTGAATGAGCAGCAAACCACGCTGCTGATCACCTACATGCGTAATAACGATGTGGTGCGAGTATTTAAAAAGAGGTTGGTTGCTGAGTTCTTCAAAATGCGCAGCACTCTCGCCGCGCAGAAGATTGACCGTAATTCTGCCCGCCTCGAATACAAGCCCATGACCGACGCTATCAAACACGAGCGTGAAGCCCAGGGTAAGCAGATAGCCCCGCATCACTTCAGCAATGAAGCCGACCTGATCAACCGTCTGGCGCTGGGAATGACGGCAGCTAAGTTTCGCGTGTATCACGAGATCGGGAAGAAAGAAGCCATCCGCGATTACCTGACGCCTGAGCAGATTCACTGCATCACAGAACTGCAACGCGCCAATACGGTATTCATCAGCATGGGTTGGGACTTCGAACAACGCAAAGAAGTGCTCAAAGGCATGTTCGAACGTAACCATCGCCAGCCACTGATTGAAGAGCAGCACACGCTGGCAGCATAGCCGGCTCAAAAATGAGCCCGCTGATTATCAAAGGAAAAGAGAGCCTCTTTCACAACGGCTTTCATCACAAGGCGCATTTACGAGTGCGCCTGATGATGAGATTTAAATCTGAGACCTATCCAGCAACCCCAGCCAGTCTTCAAGCTGGACTTTTATCATAGATGTAATGTGGGTGAAGCACTCCAAAGGCTCAAGGAAGTGCACATCTTCTCTGTCAAAATCGTTTGGCCCGATAATAAGCTCGAAGTTTTCGCCGCCTCTATGCCGAAGGGCTTCTTTGATGTGCTCTTCTGAAAAGTGTATGTAACCACTAGTCTTCTTATAGACATTGATAACCCAAGGGTTAACTCTACTCACCCGGCGAGCAAGATAATTATCTGTCATTGGCTGGTTATCATCTGCCTTCATCTTGCTGATAATCTTTCCATTCAAGACATCCTTAGAAAATTTGATTCTATCTTTGGAGAAGAAGCCAGCGTAAAGGCGTAGCGAGTTGTCTAATTGCATCCGAACTAAAGCTAATGCACATAAAGAGTTTCGGTCCCTAAGCATTGCCTTGAAGCCGGAAGTTAAAGCGCAACTTCTTCTTGCAATACCTATAGCCATAAAGAAATCATAACTAAAGTCCTTGTTAGCCATATTTAAGAACAGGCATTTAATCTCTTCATCTGCACGATCTAGTTCTTTCATTAACTCAAGATATCTTTCGTCTTTGCTTTTCATGAATGCATTCCAATTGATATTAACCAAACCATTAAGGCACAGATAACTATGGCAACACCAGATTGGGAGGCCATCGAGTCGGCTTACCGGGCTGGCTCTTTGTCCATACGCGCTATAGCTGATAAGCACTCCGTAACAGAAGGCGGCATACGCAAGCGAGCCAAGCAGAACGGCTGGCAGCGAAACCTCACAGAGAAAGTGAGAGAGGCCACCAAAACAAAACTGGTACGCAGTGAAGTACGCATAACCGGTACGCAGAAAGAAGTGCGTACTGATGAAGAAATTATCGAAGAGGCTGCTGATGAGGCGGCCTCTGTGGTACTGGCTCACCGTGAGGGATTAGCAGCATGGCGTGGCATTACCAACAAGCTCCGCGATTTCCTCGAGGATGCTGAAATCACCGAAGACAATCACGCATCAATGTCACGCTCTATCACTGCCGGCGTCGACGCGCAGATTAAGGTGATTAACGCCGAGCGCAAGGCCTACAACCTTGATAGTGAGGAAGGCAATAAGACGGTCGATGACGTGTCTAACCTGATGGACTCATTGTCTCAGGGGGCATAATGAAACCTGAGCACATCGCGCTTCTGCGTGACAAACTCTGGCGTCTGAATAATCTCTACTGGATTACCGACAAAGAAGGCAAGCCGGTCCGGTTCAAAATGACTCCGGAGCAGCTCGAGTATTTCGAGGGCATGCACACTCGCAACATCATCCTGAAGGCACGCCAGCTAGGATTTACGACCGAAGTCTGCATTATCCAACTCGACGCCGCTTTGTTCGAAGCTGCTAAGTGCGCCCTGATCGCCCACACCCTCAACGATGCCAAGCGCTTGTTTCGCGAAAAGGTCAAATACGCCTACGACCGCCTTCCAGCAGAAATCAGGGCGGCCAATCCGGCGAGCAATGATTCGGCGGGAGAGCTGGTATTCAAAAAGGGCGGGTCACTCTACGTCAGCACATCATTCCGTGGCGGCACACTGCGTTTCCTGCACGTTTCCGAATTCGGGAAGATATGCGCTAAGTTCCCCGACAAAGCCCGTGAGATTGTCACTGGTGCTTTTGAAGCGGTATCCAGCGATTGCTTCACTACCATTGAGAGCACCGCAGAGGGCCGGGCCAGTTACTTCTTTGACTACTGCCAGGCTTCTGAGAAAGCTCAGTTGCAGGGGAAGACGCTTTCCAATCTCGACTGGAAGTTTTTCTTCTTCTCCTGGTGGAAGAATCCACAGTACGCAATTGACCCGGTAGAAGCGTTGCCGCAGCGCCTGGTTGATTACTTCGATGAGATGGAAGCCAAGCACGGGGTCATTCTCAACGAGCGCCAGAAAGCCTGGTACTTCGCCAAAGAGAAAACGCTGGGCGACGACATGAAGCGGGAATATCCAACTATCCCCGCTGAAGCATTCCAGCAATCCGTTGAAGGTGCTTACTACGCCAAGCAGTTCCGCTGGCTCTATACCAACAAACGTATTGGCACCTTGCCTGATAACTCACATCTACCGGTTCACACGTTCTGGGATATTGGTGTGGGCGACTCAACGGCTATCTGGTTCGTGCGCGAAGTTGGCGAAGAGTTTCACATCATCGACTACTACGAAAACTCCGGTGAAGGCTTACGCCACTACATGAAGGTGCTAAAAGACCGTGGATATGAATACGGTGAGCACTGGGGGCCGCACGATATTGAAAACCGCGAGTTTGGTTCTGATGCTAAGTCCCGCAAAGAGCTGGCGCGCGAAGGGTACGAAATCGACGGCCAGACCTACTCCATGACGTTCAAAGTTGTGCCGAAAACCGGCGTTGATACCGGCATTGAGTCCGTGCGTGAAATCCTGCCTAAGTGCGTATTCGATGAAGAGAAGTGCGCAGAAGGCATCACTCATCTCGAAGGTTATCGCAAAGAGTGGGACGACAAGCGCGGCTGCTGGAAAGACAAGCCACTTCACGATCACACATCACACGGCTCGGATGGGTTCCGCTACTTCGCTGTTGCGAAGAACAACCACAAGTCAGTCGGCGCAATCTTCTTCTAAGGAGCACCAGTGAGTGAATTAACAATCGAGGCGCAACTCCTCGTTAACGCCCTTACTGATGCTATAGGGCGGCAGCGCATGCTGTACGCAGGCATGAATGGCAACACCAAGAGAACAAAGCTGTGGGATGAGTTTGGTTATCCTGAGCAACTCACCTTTGATAACTTTCACCGGCAATACCGCAGGGGATCAACTGGCTTTGCAGCCGTACATAAACTGCTGGATTCCTGCTGGGTGGATAAGCCAACGATCATTGATGGCGACGAATACCGAGAGTCGACCAAGACAACTGACTGGGAGAAGTCAGTAGCCAAGCTGATGAAGAAGCACTGGGCAAAAATTAAAGATGCTGATCGCCGAAATATGGTTGGTCGGTACTCTGCTCTGCTTATTCAGGTCAGGGATAGCCGGGACTGGAGTGAGCCTGTAGATATCGCAGCCGTTAAGCGTCTTGGCTCAAAAGCTCTGGTGAAGCTAATCCCGGCATGGGAAGCGCAGATTACGCCCGGCAATACGGATGTGGATACGCATTCTGAAACCTACGGACAGCCGGTCAGTTATCACTTCAACGAGCAACCGGTTGGGGATGATAAAGCGACTGGAAGCCCGCGCGCTGTTCAGGTGCATCCCGATCGCATCATCCTGCTATGCGAGGGCTCTGAGGACGAAAACATCCTTTCGGGCATCCCTCTTCTTGAGCCCGGGTATAACGACCTGCTGGATATTGAGAAGACGAAAGGCGGTAGTGCTGAAGGTTTCCTTAAGAATGCCAGCCGTCAGCTAGGAATCGCGTTCGACAAAGAGACCGATATGGGCAGCCTTAAAAAAGCAGCCATTGAAGCCGGGTTTAAAGACCTTGGAGAGGCTTTAAACGAAAAGGTAGTGAAGATGAACCGGGGTACTGATTCGGCTTTGGTGATGCAAGCAGGAACACCATCGGTTCTTTCAGTCGCCGCGGCTGACCCAACACCAAGCTGGACAGTATCGGCTAACCAGTTCTGCGCAACGATTCAATGTCCGTTCAATATCCTGTTCGGTAAGCAGACTGGCAACCTTGCCTCTGAAGAAGACAAAACGGCGTGGGCTACGCGTTGCAATGGTCGCCGATGGGGCTTCATGAGTGACGTGGTGACGCGAGTCATTGAGCGCTTCTGGACGATTGGCATCATCGACCCACCATCAACCGGCGAGGTCACACTGGCATGGTCTGATCTGCTTGCACCAAGTGAGAAAGAGAAGATCGCCAACATGCAGGCCCTGGCTGAAGTTGCACAGAAAACTCAGCAGGCATTCGGCACATCGGCAGTTGAGGCGAATGAGATTCGCGCTGCTGGTGAGCTTGAGCCAATTAAAGAAGCAGCAACACCCGACCCTGAAGCCAAACAAACCGATAAGGACCCGCTGACAGATGACGATGACAGCGAAAACCCGAATCGGGACGCCAATAGTACCCCGCAACAAAGCTGACCCGACGCAATCCGCCCGGCCTGTTAACCGGATGTTTCGTGACATCGAGAATCGCTACTTCCAGATTAAGGTGGCGCTGAAGAAGCTATTTGATGAGCGCCTGACCGGGCAGGATAGGGCGAGCAACACGCAGAGCTATGCGGTGCATGGCGATGTGATTTATCAGGTGAATGCCGGCACGTACATCTACGACATGTCAGCGATACAACTGGCTGACCTGCTGCAGCGCGTCCAGCTCATCCTTGATGATTATCTGCTTGAAGGCGGCAGCAACAGCCTGTGGGCGCTGCAGTACGTCGCTGCAGAGTATGAGCGCGGCACTCATCAGGCTTTCACCAATCTGTCGGTGCAGTCGCCCATCTATGAGCAGCAGACGACGCTTCAGCATCTGCTCAGTTCGGCTGCATACCAGAATCAGGTGGCAGCAGCGTACGTTTCTACCTATAGCGACTGGCTGCTTGAGTCCGACCGGGCGCGTGGTGACCTGGCTAACGTGATAGCCGATTCGATAGGACGCGGCATCAACCCAAAAGAAACTGCTCGCATCATCAGTCAGCGGCTTGACGTCTCAATGGCCCGAGCCAAGAACATGGCGCAGACAGAGCAGGTCGGAGCGCTACGCAAGGCTCAATGGCAGGAAACTGACTGGGCGCGGGAAAGGTTAGGGTTGAATACTGCAGTGCTCTGGCTATCGGCGCTCAAGCCTACAACGCGATCGTGGCACGCAGCCAGGCATGGCAGGACCTACACCACTGAAGAGGTTGAAGCCTTCTACGCCGAGAATGGTAACCGCTATCACTGCTACTGCAGCCAGATACCGGTCATTCTCGATGATAGCGGCAAGGTGGTTAACGCCGGCTTGATTGAAAAGCTTTCCGCCGAACGCCAGCAGTGGACTAAGGCAGCTTAAATCCCCTTAATAACGAGGAAGCAGCATGAAACGCAATCGCGTTAACGTGTTGTCCGTCGTCAACTCTGCGTCAAACATCACAACCGAAACCATCAACGGCAGGCCACACATTGTGGTCCGTGGCGTCACGCCTATCGTTGACGACATCGTGATGAACGGCAAGTTGTATACGGCAGCAGAAATCGCAAAAGGCTACAAAACCCTTGAGCGCACTCCAATGCCTTTAGGGCATCCAAAAGTTGACGGCAAGCACGTCTCAGCCCGCGATGTTCAGGCTGTCAATGAATACCACGTAGGTGCATGGCTGCAGGATGTTGAGCATAAGGACGGCAAAGTATCTGGCGACATGTACGTTGATCGCCGCTATGCCGAATCAACTGAGAAGGGCCAGCGGCTGGTCAATCGACTTGATGACATGGCAGCGCGTAAAAATGTTGAGCCAATCCACATTTCCACAGGGCTTCTTTACTCCGGTATTGCCGCTAATGGCGAGTCAAAGGGCAAGAAGTACCGCGAAATCGTCACCAATATGATGTTTGACCACGTAGCCAACCTGCTTGACGAGCCGGGAGCTGGCACACCAGAGGAAGGCGTGGGCATCTTCGTCAACTCCGATGGCTCCGAGCAGGAGCTGGAAGTGGTGAATCTGGCTGAAGCCGAGACGCCCGATACTGATTTACCGCAAGACCCCGCACTTAAAACACTATTCAACCAGCTAAAGGCGTTTTTCAGCGCCAACAGCAATTCCGTCAAAGAGGAAGCAAACCCGATGAAAGAACTCATCACCAATGCGCTGAAAGCGAAAGGCATCGACGTTGAAGGTAAGTCCGAT